AGGAGGAGATACAAAGCACGTGAAAGATATAGCTTTGGTTTCTCAGATCCTAGATGTGTATACGGATCTCAAGGTTCATAAGAATTAACTAAATCTTTCTTAGGTGAAGAAGGCGGTTGCGAGACCGCCTTTTTTATTATACACTTCTCATAAGTATCCTAGATTAATTTAGTCGTGCACACTGGCTAGGCAGACGTGTATAGAGACTGCATGACAAGGGCTATACAACCAAGGAGGCAATATGGCTAACCCACATTTTCAGAACATGATCCTATGGGCAGGTAACAATGAGGCTACCGAAGCAAAAAAGGATCAACCAATGTTCATGCCATATCCGTCAGATCAAACTTTCTACGGATATTTTAACGACTTTGTTCAATACAATGCAAGCGATTGGACAATTACTACAACTGAAGCAGGCTCAGGTAGTGCAAGTGAAGGAATTACTTCAGGTGCAGGCGGTCAATTATTAATTTCAAATGATGACGCTTCAAGTGATTCAGACTTTTTACAATTAAAAGGTGAACCGTTTAAACTAAGCACAAGCAAAAGAGCATACTTTTCAGCTAGATTTAAAGTAAATGATGTAGACCAAAATGACTTTATTATTGGATTACAAATTACTGATACAACTCCATTAGATGTATCAGATGGTGTGTATTTCATAAGTGTAGATGGTTCTGCTGCTTTACTCTTAAATGTTGAAAAAGATAACTCTGTAGATGCGACTACAGTTGCTACAATGGAAGATGATACTTTCATTACTGTAACGTGGTTTGTAGATCCAGATAGATCTGCTGTTTATTATTCAATTAATAATGCAACTCCAGTAAAAGTATCAAATGCAAAACTACCTGATGACGAAGAGCTGACAATATCTTTTGGTATTCAGAATGGTGAAGCTGCTGGTAACACTATGACTATTGATTACGTCAATATGATTGTTGAAAGATAGGAGTTGTAAATGTACGCTTTAAAAAACAAACAGTTGACAGCAAGCGGACAAGTGACAACTAAAGTATCGGCAGGCACTAATACACTTAGTGCTCCAGCTAGAGTTGTTGGACTTAACATTAGATGTGGTGCAACTTTAGGCAGAGTTGATTTAATAGATAATGGTTCAGGTGGAACTGTTAAATTTACAATTCCAACTCCAGCTATAGGTTCAGGTGAAGATGAAATTTTACAGGTTAGTTTTCCAGATCCAGGAATGAGATTTGAAACTGATCTTTACTGTTTCTTCAACCACGCTACACATGTAGAAGTTTTATATGGCTGATAAACAACCACCAAAAACTAAAAAATATTTCCGCTCCACAAAGTCTGGAGCGGGAATGACTAAAGCTGGGACTGCACGTTACAGACGTGAGAACCCTGGTTCTAAATTAAAAACAGCAGTTACAGGTAAAGTTAAAAAAGGATCAAAAGCTGCTAAAAGAAGAAAATCTTACTGTGCAAGAAGTGCAGGTCAAATGAAAAAATTTCCAAAAGCAGCAGCTAATCCTAAATCAAGATTACGACAAGCAAGAAAACGTTGGAAATGTTAAGTGAGAATTGTTTTTATCATATTATGTTTTGTTTTAGTTTTTAGCGCAATTACTAGCGCCAATGGAGCAGATACAAATACAGTGAGTTCAACGGTTGTGACGGATAAATCTGTACCTACCGCAAATTCACCTAGTGTTGTTGTAAACAATTCTGATGTCTGTAAGACAGCTGCGGCGGGTGCTGTGCAAACCCAGATTCTAGGAATTAGCAGCGGAATCACTATCACAGACGAAAACTGTGAACGTATAAAATTATCACGCTCACTTTACGCATCAGGTATGAAGGTTGCAGCAGTAAGTTTGCTTTGTGGAGACCCTAGAGTTTGGGATGCCATGCATATGGCAGGGACCAGCTGCCCTTACATGGGAGCTATCGGTTCGGAAGCTGAAGAAGCTTGGAAACAAAACCCTGACATGATTCCTGAAGGAAGTGTAGTGCTTGCTAAAATGGAACAAGAAGAAGAAAAAATAAAAAAATCACAAGGATTAACAGATGGTCAAAAATTTCTCAAATTTGTTATATTGGGTATGGCTATGCATTCTGGTATCGTGGCATTCGCCCCTTAGAGCAGAATGTCCTGTCACATCCACAGGATTATGTACGCCAGGAGTTGAAGAAACCATTGTTATAGATGAAGTAGAAACCATTGAATATGAAGCTGATGGTTATACAGTCACAACCGAAACTACCACTACAACCACAACAGTAACTACAACAAATCCAGATTCAGGAGATATTCTTGATGGAGATGCTGGATATGTTTCATCAAAATTTGAAGGGGACATGGATACAGACTGGGGAGGTCAAGGTCCTGCATCAATGCCTTCTGGCAACAGTTGTTATAATTTAGGCACAGATAAATGTGCTCAAATAACTGGATCAGGTAATTCAACTTCTACACAGGGTGTACCAGGAATGGGTACAACATTTATACAAACTGTAGATATATCAGATTTGGATATACAAAATGGTGGAAGAACTAATTATTCAATAAAAGTAGATAAACGCGATTCTCAAGATAGAATCTATATGCATATCACAGGTAAAAATGGAAATACGTCAATATTTAGTGGCACAGATATATTATCAGAGTCTGGTGTGGCAAGTGGCTATCAAACTTATGAAAATGGTTTTGATTTTGCAGGAACAATTACAAAATTAATTATTGAGGTAGGTGGACGTGATATTAACTTAGCAATTGGCCCGCTTTTTGACGATATACAAATAAACGTATTATACAACGTAGTTTCTACCATAGTTACAGAACATATACTTAGTGTTGAAATGTGGGTAGCATATGGTGGTAGCACAGAAGCAGAAGTTATAGATATTGTAGAAAACATATTTGAACATAATGATATTGTAGTTCCTGATGCTCCAGGCGATGATATGTATTTTGAGCCAGAGTTTGATGAACCCGACATGGAAATATCTTATGACACTGTGGAGATGGAAATGGACTTTGAAATGGATTTTAATATGGAAATGCCTGACATGGAAATGGATTTTGAAATGCCAAATGTTACAGTAGATGAAGTTGAAGTAGCCACTATAGAATTTGAAATGGAAATGGAAATGGAAATGGAATTACCTGATATAGAAATGCCAGAACCAGAAATGGAAATGCCAGAACCAGAAATAGAAACTCAACCAGAGATAGAGGAAGTAAAAGAAGAACCTATGGAAGAAACACAACCTGAGCCAGAACCAGAACCACAACCTGAGCCAGAATTAGAACCAGAACCAGAGGAGGTACAAAATGAACCTACTGAAGAAGATACTGAAGAAACTGAAACTAATACGCAAGAAGAGCCTGAGCAGGAAGAAAGCTTACCAGAGGCTGATGCAGATGAAGATAAACAAGAAGATATGGAAGAAACAGAAGATAAGGGTGAAGCCGAAGAGAAACCTGTAAAAAAACCAGAGTCTAAAAAGGAAAAAGCAGCGAAGAAAATTGTAAAAAAGATGGGGGATAAGGGTAGATATGATTCAACAAATCAGTTAAAAACATTAATAGTCATGCAGGTATTGGGTGATACTAAAACTTTTTTTGATTCACAAAAAGAGTTAAATGATAGAATGGATTTTTTTACGGATTATATGATACCAGATAGTAAAATACAAAATAACAATATAGCACAATGGTATTTATTTGCTGGTAGTGACGGCTTAATAAATGAAATGATAGATAGTCAATGGCAACAGAAGTAGAAGTAGGCGGTATTAAATTTAGAGGTGGCAAAATATTTGTCATACTTACAGCATTAACCACAGCAGGTGGTGCGTTGTGGGGTGGTTTTGAATTTTACAAAGACTACCTTAACATGAAAGAACAAATACAAAATTATGTGGCTCCAGATTTATCGGAGTTTGACAAAAATATTGCTCTTACAAAAGAAGAAATGTCTAGTAAAACAGAACTGTTACAAACAGAAATAGAAATGTTAATGGGTGAAATGGAAATGATGATGCAAGAAATAAGACTTGTTTCTGATGTAGCTAATGAACTTAAAAACGATTTACGTCAAGATGTTCGTAGAGTTGAATCAATTGTTAATGATGTTGAGCAACAAGTAAAAGAAGATTCTAGAGATAATGCTAAAGATTTAAAATCTACAATTGATACTTTAGAAGATGACATGAAAAAGTTAGAAGAAAAAATAAAACTAGCACAAAAAGAGTTAGAAGAAAAAATGGATAAAAGGATTAAAAGAGCATTAGAAAATCCTTTAGGAGGGTAAGATGAAAATATCAGATAATACAAGTGTAAGTATGCCTATGAGAAATCTTCTCAGCATACTAGGAGCTACAGCTCTGGGTGTGTGGGCCTACTTCGGCGTAATTGAAAGGCTAAATAATATTGAGACCCAAGGTAAGTTAATGTTATCCGATGTTGAGAAAAATACAGAGTTTAGAATTAAATGGCCTCGTGGTGAAATGGGCAATTTGCCAGCTGATAGTCAGCAGGACATGTTAATTGAATTTATGGCAACTCAAATTGAAGCTATGCAAGAAGAAATGGAGGGAATGATGAGCAATACCGTAAACATAAAAAGAGCACAGCAAGATATAGAAAAATTAATTACAGATACAGAAAAGCTGGAGGACAAAGTGAGGGCCAATGGAAGTCATTAGCGTAATACTTATGTTCGTTTTCGGAAACATGAATGATCAAGCAACTCAAATGACACAGTATATTCCCATGAAGTCATTATCTTCTTGTATGAAAGAAGTACGATTACTTAAAAAGAAAAATACTGGGTATGATAAAGATGCTTTCTGTGGTCCTGGTATAGTAGAAATTAAAGATGGTGAAGTAATGGCTCTTTATAATGAAATACCAGAAGGTGCCACGATGGTAAAAAAAGATATAGATGCAGCAGCATTTGAGCGATGGTCTTTAAGAGCAAAAGCGAAGTGGGATTAATGGAACCAGTAACTATAGCTTATGTTATTTTTGGAACTTTATGGGTTATGGGAGCAATTACTTACTTATAAAATATGGCGACAAAATTACCAAACAATCAATACTTTACACCAGTCAAAAAAAGGACTAGCATAGGAAATTCTTCACGCACGAGGCCGAAGAATAAAAACAAAAGACGTCAATACGTCAAATATAGGGGTCAAGGTCATGGGTAAATTGTGTCCTAGAGGTAAAGCAGCAGCGAAAAGAAAATTTAAAGTTTATCCTTCTGCTTACGCTAACATGTATGCAAGTGCCGTTTGTTCTGGAAAAGTTACACCAGGTGGAAAGAAAAATAAAAAAGCTGCTGGAGGAATGATTGAATCAAACAAACTTTCACAACAAAGAAAAGCAGTTTCTCAATTTAATAAAGGTGGTATCGCGCGCGGGTGTGGAGCAGTTAAAGAAAACAAACGAAAAAAAACTAAATATAGTTAATGGCAAAGAAAGGATTAAGAGCATGGGTCAAAGAGAAGTGGGTCGATATTGGAGCTCCGAAGAAAGACGGAAAATATCAACCTTGTGGCAGGTCAAAGGGGAGCAAAAGAAAGTATCCAAAATGCGTTCCACTTGCAAAAGCCACACGGATGAGCGCGTCGCAAAAGGCGAGTGCTGTCAAACGAAAAAGAGCTGCGGGTAATCCAGGTGGTAAACCTACAAATGTAAAAACATTTGCAGCTAAAGGAGGTCTTATCTCAAAAGAAAGAAGAGCAGGAGCAGCCTTACGAGGCTTTAATTTTAAAGGTGTATTCTAAAAAAGAAATAATAAAAGACGTACGTAAATGGTCAGAACTTTTTTTAGAAGTTCCCAATAAACATTTGAGCGGAATGCCTGCATGTCCTTTTGCAAAAAAGGCATGGAAAGAAAAAAATGTCCTTGTTGAAGTTAAATTAAAAAATAAATGGTACAAATCACAACTGAATAATCATTTAGATAATATAAAATTTAACAATGAAGTTGGTGGTAAAGAAGGATATGATTTACTTATATTTTGTGACCCTTATTTCAACTATTCTACTGATAATTTTCAAAATGTTATAGATGAGTATAATGACTGGTATAATACCAAAGACTTATTTTTTATGGGATTTCATCCTGACAATCCCGCGAATGTAGAAGAACAAGAATTCCTTGTATCTCCTTCAGGGGAGAAAATGCCAGAAGAAGAGGGGTATAATTATTCTATGATGTTAATACAAAAGTTCTCGCTATTACAGGAAGCTTCTGATAAATTACACAAATCTGGTTACTATAAAGAGTGGCCAGTGGGATACTATCAAGACGTTGTAGCATCTCGTGCAAAAACTTATAAACGAATATTCGGAGGTAAAAATGCCAGGAAAGAAAAAATCAGCTAAAGTAAAGAAAAAAATGGGCGGTGGAATGATGGGCCCTAAAAAGAAAATGGCAAGAGGTGGTGCTGTCAAAAAACGTGGCGGTGGAATGATGAAGAAAAAGAAGGTAAAATAATAAATGCCAACTTATGCTTCAACAGCAACCTTTGATCTGTCTATAGATGATATAGCAGAAGAAGCTTTTGAACGTTGCGGTTTACAAGTTCGTAGTGGATACGATTTAAAGACCGCACGACGTTCCCTTAATCTTATGTTAGCTGAATGGGCTAACAGAGGATTAAATCTTTGGACTATACAATTACAAGAAAAAACTTTACCACAAAATACGACAAGTTTAACTGGTTCAGATTTATTTGGTTCTGGTGCTAACGCTGCCTCAGAGATAATTGATATTACAGATGTTGTTATATCAGATAGTAGTAGTAATGATTATTCTGCAACATCAATTAGTAGATCAACATATTTTAATTATACTGTTAAAACGACCAGCGGAAGACCAAGTCAATACTATTTTGAACGTACGATAAACCCAAGACTATATCTATATCCTGCAGCCGATACAGCATACACTCTAAAATATTATGCTCTTCTTCGGATGAAGGATTCAGGCGCTTACACCAATAATGCTGAGATTCCTTTTCGTTTTCTTCCATGTATGACTGCTGGATTAGCTTATTACATAGCTATGAAAAAAGCACCAGATAGAATTCAACTTTTAAAACAAATTTATGAAGATGAGTTTCAAAGAGCAGCAGATCAAGACGGGGAAAGAACAAGTTTATTTCTTACACCTAAAACTTATTTACCGAGTGTATAATGGGAAAGTACGCATCTGGTAAGTTTGCGAAACGAATATCAGATAGATCTGGTATGGCGTTTCCCTATAATGAAATGGTGCAAGAATGGAATGGATCTTGGGTTCATTACAGCGAGTTTGAACCAAAACAACCACAATTAGAACCTTTACCAATGGTTACTGATCCTCAGTCTTTAGAACATGCAAGAGCTCAAGTAGCTAATTCAAGAGTTTTTATTGGTCAAGATGGGGTAACAGTAAATGATTTTCAAACACTTAACATGTCAGTGACTAATTTTTATGCAAACGGCGTATCTTACGCTTCTACACAAAAAAGCATGATGCCTTTAAGTCTTCAACGACCAAATAAACCTACCTTATTGCATAGCTCGACAGGAAATGTTACAGTGAGCACATCATGACCGATTATTCTGATTTAACCGATAATGTAAGAAATTATACTGAAACAAGCACTTCTGTGCTTTCAAATACCATTATTCAACCTTTTATTGAATCAGTTGAAGATAAGTTAAGAAGAACAGTAGATTTAAACTACTATAGAAAATATGATACGGCTACTTTAACTGTAAATAATCCTTTTTTACCTCTCCCCTCTGATTGGGAGGCAACGAGATATGTTCAGTTAATAGATGGTTCTGATGACAGAACTTTCTTGATACAAAAAGATATTTCGTTTATGAATGAATACGCAGTAGATAGAACGTCTGCTGGAGCTGCAACGCCAAAATATTATGCGATGTGGGACCAGGATACACACTATCTAGCGCCAACCCCGAACGCTGCATTAACTGTAGAGCTCGCATACACGTACAAGCCGACTGGCTTATCAAGTACGACTACGTCTACTTGGGTAAGTCAAAACGCGCCAAACGTGCTTTTGTATGGTTGTATTTTAGAAGCACTTGGATACTTGAAAGGTCCAGCTGATATGATACAATACTACGATAAAATGTATAATCAGTCTGTACAAAGTCTTGCCACATATGAGATGGGGCGGGATCGTAGAGACGAATTTCGGGACGGCGTTATTCGTATCCCTCTCGAATCAAGGAACCCATAGGAGATTATTATGGCAATTACTCAAGCTGTATGCAACAGTTTTAAAGTGGAGATCCTGAAAGGCCTACACAACTTTACGGCAACGACAGGGAACGCTTTTAAACTAGCATTATACGATAGCGAAGCAACTTTAAGCAAATCAACAACCGCATTTCAACAAACTGACGAAGTGGGTGCATCAGGCACTTACGCTGAAGGTGGAGGAGCATTAACTTCGGTTACTCCAACTTTATCTACAGACACTGCTGTTTGTGACTTCAGTGATGTTTCATTCACAAGTGCAACTATTTCAGCACAAGCTGCTGTAATTTATAATAGTTCAACTGTATCTGGTTTGACTACCAATGCGTCTGTTTGTGTCTTAGATTTTGGTGGAGTAAAATCTTCAACTTCAGGAACATTTACAATTACGTTCCCTGCTGCTGAAGCAACCGCTGCAATTTTAAGAATAGCATAGGAGATAAATTATGACTACCCCACTTGCAGGATGGGGGCGGTCAACCTGGAACAATGCTGCTTGGAACCAAGGTGGTACTGTTGACGCCACAGGTGTTAGCCTCACATCCAGTGTCAATGATGTTGGTCTAGTATTAGACATAAACGTAACTCCTTCAGGAGTAAGCGTTACTACGTCTACAACCATACAAATTAGAGAAGGATGGAATCGAGGATTAAATGTCAGTGATGCCAATCTTTCTAGTTTTGGTTGGGGTAATGGTGCATGGGGCAACGGCAATAATACTGTTTCCGTAACTGGTATTGGTCTTACTTCTTCTTTAGGAGAAGAGACTGTTACTGGAACAGCAGCAATTACACTTCCAAGTGTTGCATTAACAAGCACTGTTGATGATGTAACAGTAACTACTTTTGCTTTTGCATTTCCTTCAGGTAATGCATTAACGACTTCTTTAGGTACTGA